GGTCTTTTTCACTGGCTCTTCGTCAAACCCATCGTCATCGTCCGCTGGTGCGGCTTCTAAGACGTTGTTGCTTTTGGCAGGTGCGGTTGTATCTGCGGTCTTTGCAAACGGGTTAGCATCTTCAAGCACAAAGCCCCCTTCTACTACACCAAACGGATTACGCACCGTTTGTTTAGCTAGCTTAATAACCTGTACAGCTTTCAACCGTAGAGATACGCCCCAGTTAGTTGCCGACATATGATAGGGAGTAAAGGTTACCGCTACGCTAATTGTGCTACCCGTAGTTAGCTGAAAGTCATCGGGCATTGGTGTGCCTTGGCTGTCAACCTGTAACGGCCTAGCAGTTACTTCACCTTTGTAGGCACCTTTTATGTTTGCCCCACCAGTGAATGTACCGTTGTCGTCTTTAACAAACGGATTAGGTAGCTCCTCTTCCCAAGAAGCCTCTCTGTTAGCCTTCCACGCGGCGGTCATCTTTATAAATAATGCCTTTGCCGTCGCGTTATCCATACGAAACTGTACAGAAAATGCCGCGCCAGTGTCTCGTGGGCCACAGGGTACACTATTTTTTACCTTCTGATCGAAGACATACGTCCTATCAATCTTGGGCCATAGTGCCTCTACGTTTTCAATAAAATAAGTTTCTGCCATGTTGTTCTCCTTATCTGGCGTTTATACGTCTTCGTCTGCATTAAAATCGAACTCCAACTGTTCTTCAATCGGACCTTCATCTACATCCTGCGCACTTTTTGTAAGTGCTTCAGTCGCAGAAGTTTTATTAAATCGGTAAGTGTTACCAATCTTAATGTACGTGGTTTTAGGGATATGACCCTGCCGTACCCACGCCCGGATTGTAGAGATTGACACGGCAAAATGCTTTGCCAAGTTCTCTATTGGTACAAATGGTTCTACCATTATTTCTTCCTAACTGAGATCACATGCTCAACATCAATGTTAAGACCTTTCGGCATAACATCTGGGTTTTCCTCTAGGAATTGTTTGACATTGGTCTGGTTTAAACGGCGGTCCAAGAACTCGGGCATGTCATGTTCTTTTATAAATTCGTACATAGACTCCCAATCCCCTGTCCAGTATTTTGTTTTACTAGACCTAAAAAACAAACCCTCAGAGGTTCGTACGCTTTCAACATTGTGTACATCACAGTAGTCTAATAACGCCTTCTTCAAGACTTCCTGTTGGCGAACCAACGCTCCATCTTTTTCCTTAAAATCCGCAGACAGTAGTGACCTTTCTGACCTTATCTTAATATAAGCCTTAGTAAGTTTGTCCGCAGGTATATCAGAATTATTGCTCATCTTAATCCTCCTATACTAACGAGAGTTACACTCTAGTATTGAATAATAAGCTAGTCAAGTAGTTCTTTGTATAAGTCAATCATTTTTGTGTGCGCGTCAATTCTATTGTCAAGAAGTGCGTAAATACGCTTTTCTACAGCAGACCCTTGAAGCTGTACGACAGTACATGGATGCTTCTGACCTGACCGATGAACTCGTGCGTTTGCTTGCGCGTATATTTCTAGTGACGGTGTAGGTGCCCACCACACAACTGTATTAGCTGCTGTTAACGTAACACCGTGCGCCGCTGATTGTGGCTGGATGACCAGAACACGTGGGCTGTCGGTTGTTTGGAACCTTTTAAAGATATCCGTACGTCGTGAAACAGGCACATCACCCCGTATAACTTCAGTAGTGATCCCGTCAGTACGCAACTTATCAGTCAATATGTCAATGGTATGTTTGAATGGCACAAAGATGAGAACCTTTTGACTGCTCTCGTCGATCACTTCTCGTAGCACCTTATACCGATGCTTGATGTCGAACTCTAAGGTGTCACCTTCGTCAGTGTACACAGCGCCAGCGGAAATCTGTAGTAGCTTGTTCATAATGACAGCGGCGTTCACTGCGGATACTTCGTCGTCGCCTATCTTCATGGTAAGTTTCTTCTTCAACAGGTCGTAATACTTCTGCTGTTGTCGAGTAAGTTCTACCTTACGTTTCACGTACGTCATGTCGGGTAAGTCAAGACATTCTTCTTTGGTAAAACGAATGGCAGGCTGTAATACGTTAAACACAAGGTCAGTCGCTTCTGGTTTAACAATCCACCTAAACTGTGTAATTTTACGCATGACCATATCTCGGAACGAACCAAAGAACCGTGGCACAGCACTAGCATCAATCAGTTTAGCCAACCCGTACGCATCAAGGGGGGACTGCGCGGCAGGTGTACCTGTCATCATCCACAGCCACGTGTCGTCTCCCACCAGTTTATTCAACGTCTTCCATCGTTTTGATTGTGAGTTTTTGTAATGTGTCGCCTCGTCTACAACGATAAGATCAAACCCACCTTTGGCAATCTCTTCTGATACAATCTCTACACCGTCATAGTTTATTATCACAAAGTCTGCGCCTTGCTCTATGATTGCCTTGCGTTTCTTAGATGCACCGTGGGCAATGTCTACACTGCGATGTGGGGCAAAGGTAAACAAGTCTTCGCGCCACGCTGAGTCCATGATTGACAGGGGACATATAACCAAGACGCGGTTGATCTTGCCTTGGTTGAGCAGAAAGTCTGCGGCCCATATAGCACTGGCAGTCTTGCCTGTACCCTGTTCGTTAAAGCAAAAGGACTTGCGGTTCATGGTAAAGAAAGCTGACGTCTTCTTCTGGTGGTCAAACGGAGCGTACTTACCTGTCCATGTGTACTGGCTCTGTATTGGGGAAGGTACGTTAATGTTAAGGCGTTTTAGGGTGTGCATCTCGTCGATGCCCCAGTTTACTAACACTTCGTTGTCACGAACTTCGGTACTCTTCGGTACTGTTTCAGTGACACGTTTTGGATTGCGTAGCTTTAACAGCAACGCCTTACCATCAATAATCTGCATTTAGTTCTCCTTTCGGGCAACTGCCCGAATTATTTTTTCTTCTTGTAGTTACGTGCGCGGTTCTTGCTTGAACTCTCTATGGTCACGCCATCTTTGTTTTTACCACCTTTGGACAAGGCTTTCTTGTGACTAACATCTTTGCCTTCACGCTTGTCGGCCTTACCATTGCCATTGCGATCTACACCTTCTTTATCAACTTTACGCCGGGCACGCTGACGTTCCATACGTGCCTCAAACGTCTTACTACCTACAGGTGCGTTGACTTGTTTTTTACGTTTCCTCATTAGTTCGCTCCGTTGTGAACACATTCGATTACAGGGCAGTGGCGTCTGCATAACCCGTTGGGTCGTGCGTTCCACATATCTTCGTCTGCCGCAGTCTGCATCTGGGCATACTTACCCAACCATTTTTCCCACAGCTTGCCGCTATCATACTCCATGTAGGTGTCTTTTACCAAGTCATTACACACAACAAAGAATAACCCTGCCCGTACGGTCTTGATCTGTGGGTATTTCGCAAACACGCCCAAGGCCATTAACTCTAACTGACCTTTGTCCGCGTACTTTGCCGACTTGCCTGTCTTGTAGTCCACCACCCACGCGAGATCACCATCAAGTATTACTAGGTCGGCGATACCACGGAACCAAACGTCCTTGGCGTAAAAGTCACAGGCTTCTAGGTTCTCTGTTATACCCAGCTTTATCTCACATAGCTTTTTGCCCTTGCGGTTTTTCAGTGATACCAGTGCTTCTTCAGCAAAGCCAAACTTCTTAGGCACAGGCACGTCCGCACCTATGAAGTCCTCTGCCATTTTGTGGAACGCGGAGCCATACAAGATAGCTTCAGTCTGTTTAAACGGAAACTCCTTGAGTATCTTCTCATGGTAGAACTGCTTAGGACATTGCTCAAATGCTTTGATCCTGCTGAAAGACCACGGGGCTACTTTAGTCATTTTTACACTTTTTCTTTTACATGTAAAAATCTTATGCTGGGTGTGTCTTTACGTAACGCATGGTACTCCAGTTGTACTTTTGCTGAGTTTATCATTTTACCCGCTAAATTTGCCATTTCAGAAGCGTCCTTAGACTGTACCGTCCCGTTTGAAAGACCCTTAAAAACTCTGGAAAGTTCTTCTCTTAATTCTACAACATTTTTCATACTATATTCTCCTTTATAAATCTTCTTATTTTCATTAGTTCTTGTTGAGTTTTAACAACTTCTTGTGGGAACTCTGACCCTTTCATAAAAGATCGCGCCCCCAAAATAGATCGTGCGTAACGTTCGCTTATAGTAGCCACACCATGCCTACTCCGTAGTACCCCCTTCTGCCTATTTAATTCCATTATATCGGGGTTGTTTTCTGCCCAACGTTTTCTAGTAATTTTGTGTTTACCTGAAGCTCTGTATTTCTCTCCTCTTAATTTGTCTCCTAACTTATTTTTTTCATAGTTGTTTTCTACCCAAGCCCTAGACAACTGCCTTATACGCGCACCGTTTTTTAGTCGCTCCTGCTTCCTTAACGCAGCTTTGCAAACAACACAGTTTGTCCCGACCCCCTTTTGGCATACCTCAGACTTATGAAAATTATCGTATGTTTTGTATTCAGAACACGTAGGGCAACGTTTGTGTTTAACTCCTGCGATTAATTTAAATACAAGGGCCAAGTCTTTAGGACGCTCCACACCATGAACCCTAAAATATTCTCCTTCCCTAGCGCATGGTTTACAAATAGTGGCAACCCCGTTGAGGCTATCTGCCCTCTTCTT